TGAGTTTGGTCCCGATGAATGAAGTCCGTGGTAAATTTCTTTCTTAACTGGCTTGACCTTGGCTTTATCCCTGCCCATAATCACATATCTACAAGCATCCATGATATGGTCATTGCTTTTAACAATTTTGCCTTTATCATCACGTCTGTAAATCCTGAACTCTTCAAACCATTGCTTGCAACTAGCAAATACTTTCAGCTTTCCACTTGATAGCATCTGCCAGACTTCATATAATCCTGATTCAACTGCATTTTGAGCAGGCTCTAACTTTAAACCTAAATCAATATAACTTTGAATGAGTTGTGTTCCATCCACTTGGCTCCTACCTCTGGCAGCTGGGTCAACCTCTCCACAAATCCAATCACCTCGAGCTTTTATTCCTTCAGCGTGTACCGATGGCTCTGCTTCACCTCTTTTGTAGACTGAATAGATATAAGTAATCCCAGTTTCCCTATCAGTTGCAATCCAACAGGCGGCGGTGTTATTCCATCCAACGTCTAAAGCGTACAGTTTAGGCCAGTGAACAGGTATTTCAAAGTCTTCAACGGTTATATCACTCTCTGGTACAGGAAAAATAACACCTGAACCAAGCTGAGGTATTCCCTTTGACCTTGCTTCTCTCTGATATGGTGGGATTGACTCCCATAGTTTAGTTTTTTGTTCTTCTGATAGGTGGGGGGCATCATCCCAGTCCGCCATTATGACAAACTTTGTCCCTTCGTTGTCGATACTAGAGAAATCTCCATTAGGCAAGAAGTGCATAACAGTCTCACTTATTCCACTAAGAGGAGTAAATGTGTTGATTAATAGCCCGTTTGTGGTCATTGTTCTGAGTAAACACTCGGCATAGATATCTAGTGGTGGCTCTTCATCCATCCAAATTACTTCTTGGGCTGTTCCTTGGAATGCTTTCCTCTTCTGATCATATGATTTAAACCCTAAAAGGGATACACCACCTGATTTGTGCTTAACTCGTATTGTCTCGATTGCTTGGGGAACGCCTGTCTTTGGGGTTGTGCCTAGGATTAAGTGCTTTGGTATGAGGCCACTCCCAATATCAGTGAAGTCACCTAGCATCTTTTCTTGGAGAATGTCCCTTACTGTTTGATTGGTATCTCCAGCGGCCCACACTTTGACTGGCTTATCAAATCTATGTCCTACCCACCACTCAGGGTAAATCCCTGTTAAGTGACAAGTTACTTCATACCCACCTACTGATTCAGTCTTGCCTATTCTGTTTGCTGCAAGCATTAATCTTTCACTGTGTTTAACGCCTGCTTCAAAGAAGGTTGTGTGTTTTTTGTACAACTCTCTTCTTAGTGGCCCTTTATCAGGGAAGTATGTTTTTATCTTATTGTATTTTTTGCGGTCTCGTTGTTCTTGTAGAAGCTTTAGCTTTTTAATTAAGCCGTCTCTGTATGCTAACTGAATCGACATATTCGGCTTTAAGCCTTAAGCTCATCTTTATTTGAAATGGTGACAGCCTCTAATTCGGCAATCTCTACTTCTAGCTCTTTATCTGACATCTGCTCTATTTTGGTCTTATCAGTGATTTCTATTCTTTCAACGAATAGTTTATGATGTTTACCTAGGTTCTCAAGTGCTCTGTTCTTATCCCAAAATCTAATCTCTAGTACAGAATCAACAAGCATGGATTCATCTCCACCCTTACTTTCTCTAATAGTCTTTTTTTCCTTAAGTGAGGCAATAGCTCTGGATGATTTGCCTGGCATTTCATCAAATGTCTTAATTGAGATTGCTCCACCATCGGCGATATCCATGTAATTCTTTATGTCAGAGAAAGCTAGTAAGGCTAGTTCTTTTATGACGTTAACGCCTTCTTGTTCTGCCTGATTGAACCTACTAAAGTTTAAATGTTGGATTCTATCTTGTATATAAGGTTTCATTAATAATTCACTAGAGGTAACAGCTACGTTATTAGGCTTATATCCGGCCCTTCTAGCCGCTGCGGATGCGTTTAAATCTTTCAGGTACTCTAGACAGAACAGTTCTTGTTTAACTGATAGAGTGCCTCCTCTGGGCTTATTATTTGGCATGATTCTAATATAATCTTTTTAATTCTAATAAATCAACATTTATTCTAATAAATCGTCTTTTTCTTTTGTTTTTGTTTTATTCTATTGACAATGGTTAACTAATGTAGTATATTAAAGGTATAATTAAGGAGTAATAAATGAATGAGATAATTAAAGCAACAAGTACTATCATACTAGCGATTGTAATGGGGGGGGTGCTAGGAATGTTACTAGCATTTCCAATACAATGGACCTGGAACGCAACAATGCCCAATATATTTGAGCTGGTAGAAATCACCTGGAAACAAGCTTGGTGTTTAAATTTTTTAGCAAGCTGTCTAATTCAGTCACACATTAGCCATAATAGGGATAGTTGAATGAATAGAATAAGCGTAAATGAAGGTGATAGTGTAGTTGACCCCCCTGAAGATGGGGAAATTTGTGTTCATATAAGCGTGTATGAATTTGATGGTTCTTCTGTCTCACTATACCTAACTAAAGAAGATGTCGAGAATATGCTTTCATTGTTTAAGGAGGGTGATTAAATGAGTAGGTATAAGTTTAGGGCATGGAATAAGAAAAAACAAATAATGGTGTATAAAAATGAAGACAAATCTAGTGATTATTGGGATGGTGAATGCGCCTCTGAAGTTGACATGGTTAATAATATCTTGGTAGAGCCTATGGGTTATGATTGGATGCAATGGACGGGCCTAACAGATAGAGGGGGACGTTTTGAAATCGAACATACCGTTTCTTATGATATATCAGCGGCTTCATATTCTGCGGAGCTTCGACCTCATCACCAGTTTAGCCTATCATGTGGAATCAATCAACAATGGGTAAATGAGTGTAACAAATTCGTAGTAGGAAATATCCATGAAGGAATAAAGGAGGATTAGATGAAAAATATAACATTAAGCGATGGGTACTCAGTAGGGCCACATCATAAGGATGGGAAAATTTGCTTAGAGGCAGATATAGAATCGATGGAGTGTTATCATTCTGTATCTATACCTATATCTATACTCTTAACTAAAAAGGATGTTGAAGATATGCTTGAGTTGTTTGAGGAGGAGGATTAAATGAGTTTAACAAAAGTATGTGACCACTGGATTGATTTAAATAAGATAGAGATGGTTGGGCCACTTATAAGAGATAGGGGAGACAATTATACATACTACAATGTTTATCTGCTTAATGTGGGGTTAATAGAGTTTTATGTAAATCACCTAAAAAGAGAAGAATTACTAAAGATGATTAAAGAGGCAGAACCGAAGCTTTACTTTGATAGGAATGGCTAGGATTAGATGAGTGACGCATTTTGGGAAGAGTATCATGAGACCTGGGGAATGGAACCTGTTGAAATTGAAGTTGGGGACTTGGTTAGGCATAATTGGGCGCCTGATGATGTTGTAGAGAAAGTCCTAGAGATTGATTATGGTGGCATGAATATAAAAGTAATTACGATTAAGTCAGAAAGTGATTATATGCCACTTGGTGACATAGAAGAAAACCTTATTCGAAGATATCATTTGGTTGAAAAACATTCTAAAAGTTCTTGAATTTATTTCTTTCTTATTGACAATGGTTAACTAATGAGGTATACTTTAAGTATGGATGAGAAAAAGAAAAGCTTGGGGGGGCGACTAATAGGAGTAAATGAGATGAATGAGATGATAGTTGTAATAGTGGGAATTGTGTTGGCTGGTGTGTGTTCGGCTTTATTGGCTGTAGGGTTCTTTTTAATAGATTCTACCATGGATAAAATGGCTTATCATATGGCGTTTTTGAAAGGTTGGGGTAAATAATATGAAATACCAGAACAATAAACCTGCTTTTGAGGGTGTTTTAGACACCTTCGATAGACAGATGGCTTTACAGTCTGAATTAATAAAAGAAGCAAGAATGAGGATGGATAGTTTGTCCAAAGTATTTAAAAACAATGAAATGGTAGGTAGATAGATGTCTCATGAATCGGTTGTTGAGATATGTTTCACAGCAGTAATGTTTATGGTTGTATTATTGATAATCCTTTTCAAAGGTGAGCCAGATATAGTGGACGCTATAATCTTTTATTTAATGAAGGGGAGATAAATGAGTGTAGTTGTTTTTACAGTAGTGGAGTTTTTAGCGGCACTAACCTTAGGTATTTTTTTAATCTCGGTAGTGTCTGAAGTTTTCTTTAAAATAGGTGGGGCTAAATTGTTTGACAAATTTACTGATAAAATA